GGGAGAAATTTTGTTTTTAAACCTAATCACTAAACCAATTAACCCGTCCGTGACAGTATTCGCTGAGAATACCGTTGGTATACGGATGATTCATTTTAATAATTTTTGTACTGTAATGACTAAATATACCTTAAAGTTATTACAATCGGTCAGGGATCGAATAGTACCAACAAGACGACACCTAGTTATCACAACTAGCGTTGTAGCAGTCGGAGCATTTATTTATTGTAAATGTCATTATCGCATTTATAATACATCGTGGTTCCAGAGAAACATTATGAGTCCACTATTTACAGTGACCATTAATTGTTTTTCAGGCCCCATAATGCCCGATTACCGTCAAAGATTAAAGGATCTTAATATCAATATGGTAAAACATACTGATGTTAGAAACCACAGCCACCCTACTGCAGCGCGCAATCGCTGCATTGCCAACACGACAATGGAACATTTCGCATTGATGATCAATCGAAAACCATTTGTTGTTTCGATGAGTAAGGCACAACGTACACAAAGGATGTTGGGTACACGCTTTTATTACCACTGTAAGGATTTACAAATGCCACCAAAATATGATTTAATTAATAATGACAATATCATGTTGATGACAGATGTAGATTATTATTGTGATATGCCCAATGTATTGACAAGCGTACCAACTCTAATGTATACTTTTGTGCCAATCTCACCAGCTGGCATCACTACCGATGGAGTGTTTACTACTCATGGAAATGATGAAGTTGAAACCATAATGAATGGCGGTGCTCGATACCGTCATACTTTATGGGATTATGATACTGATTCATTAGTAGTAGACCATTGGTATGGCTCAATCATTTTTCTGGTTGAGCAAATAAGGGTTACGGATGATAGAAGAATTATCTTCTTAAATCCTTCACGTGTGGTTTATGGTCCTTTCGGATGGTTCATGTCGGGTAAGCGACTGAGCAAACGACGTCTAGTTTATGGTGGTGTTGCTTATACACGGTCTACAGTCGGCAACGACTTAGGGGTTGTATCACAGCATAGTTTGGCGCGCCTAGGAGATTTTTATAGTACTACAGTTAATAGTAGTACATTTTCCACTGCTTTTATCAAAACAGTAGAATCAAAAACTCCTAATATGGCGCAAATTGAGCGTGTATTTAATCACGCCAATGTGCTAAATCCTGTTGATTCAGCAGCCTTGTATTATTATGTTTTTGTTCATCATCCTGAAGTATTTGGATTTCAACCTGAATTCATTACTCCTTGTGTTGATCAACATACATATCAAGCAACAGCACCTTTGATTTTAGAAGATGGAACACCATCAATGCGATCACTTTGGCAGGGTTACGGGCGTAACACGTTCTCACCTGCCAAATCTGAGAACAATGATAGGGCCTGTGTGGCAGGACGTATCAATGAACCTAGAAATAAGCAGAATCCATTACCACCAATGTATTTTGTTTATTTTAAAGAGTTTGTTGAACACGTTGTTCCTGAACATATTGTTGGTACTCTGGTGCCTCTACATCCTGATGAGATGGAAGAGAAATTTAAAAGACCTTCACAGAGGAGTCTTTATGCGGTTTTTAAGAACTTTATGTTGTTAACTAAACCAACTGTTAGAGCTTTTCAGAAATCTGAAGCTTATTCAAAAATAACGCATCCAAGAAACATTTCAACTCTACCTGCAGACCATAATTTTGAATTGGGTCAGTTTGTTTATTCATTCGTTACTGGTGTGATGAAAGGTTTGGATTGGTATGCTTTTGGTAAAACCCCTCGGGAAATATCAGAAGCATTACATTCCAAGGCTTTATACACTAGTTATGCGACACCAACTGACGCTGATAAATTTGATGGTTCAATGCATCAAGTGTTAAGGAATATATTTGTAGCTTGTTTTACCAGAGCTTTCAATAGACAATATGCTAATGACATAATTCGTATTGAAAGCAAAGAACGCTATGCTAAAGGATTTACATCATTTGGCGTAGTGTATGATTCTGGCACAACTACTCTTTCAGGATCATCTATGACATCAACATTTAACACACTGTCAAATGGATTCATTACTTATTGTGCATTGCGTCATCATCATGACGCATCAAATGCATGGCGAGCGATGGGTTTATATGGCGGCGATGATGGTGTCACATTTGATCTTCCACCTAACACATTGATGAGAACAGCAGCTAAATTTGGAATGTCTTTTAAGGCCGAGGCAATTAACATTTATCACCCAGTTCCATTCTTGGGAAGGTATTTTCTTGATCCTTGGACACATTGCGAGAGCATTTGCGACGTATCACGCCAGTTTAGGAAATTGCATCTGACATCAACACCAGCTGATGTTCCAGATGAACTTATCCTATATCGCAAAGCTATTGGATTGGGCTTCACAGATGGACATACACCTTTAATTGGTGTTTGGGCCACAACAGTTAGTAAAGTGACTACATCATTTCAACCACTGCGTCATAAGAAATATCACATGACTGCAGTTGATGCACCCTATTGGGCAAGATATGCACAGGAGGATCAATTTTATCCTCCTACAGATGAACATATGGTTTACGATTTCGTAAGCCAACAATGTGGCATCACAATAGGAGAGTTGCGAAGGTTGGAAGACCAAATGAAACGCATGAAGTCATATAAAGAATTATATCTATTTGATATAATTCATACTGATTTGAAGGTCAATTTGGAAGTGATAGTAGGCTCTGAGCTATTAACAGCTCAACCTCGAACCACGATTCCAGAGATGGTTTCTCAAAAGGCCAAATTAAAACTAGGCCTTTGTAGATTTGTAGTTAAAAACAAACCTTGTCCTCATAAGGATTGTAAATTTAGCCACAATAAGCCACCAGTTAAGTCCGCACCAAAGGGTGCGGTCAAGTACAAAAATTAAGCCATGGCTTACCACATGGCTATGGGCGAAAAATAATAATGCCTAAAATTACCAAACGTAATAAATCTGCACGACCAGTGGTTCCAACTTTAAGTCAAGTTGAAGCTGCATTTCGCGCTACTAATAATCACGATAATGTTAAGTTATCAGAATATGCTAGTTGCTCTCTAGATCCTTTCTCCACCCCTGGTGGAGTTATGATTCCTGATGGAAGTACTGGCAAGCGAATTGTGATTGATCATCGCATGTATATGGATGTCACACCAGCCAATGGATCCAACTCTTTTACTTTTAAAGTATTGCCGATTATGCCTTGTCCCGTTATTTTTAAACCTCTAGTGTCCAGCACTGGATCTTTAAATATTGGCGGAATCAGTTATACTCAAGCAACTCTTGGAGCCATGACAGACCAAGCTTGGATTGTACCTCGCATCTATCCAGAATATTCACCGATGTTGACCAATCTACCCAATTCATTTGCCACTATAACACCAGACCCACCTTTATATGATTGCACTAAAGCACGTTTTGTTTCTATAGCTTATCGTGTTTATTATACAGGACCAGCTAATAATGCTAGTGGATTAATTACTGTATCTGGATCATCCATAGGTGTAAACCGAATGGGTAATGCAGAAGCAATTCGTGTTTGGGACGCTCAAACTGATTCAGTATCATCTGTTTATCCAGCATCAGAACTAGTAACCAATAGATTAGCTATTGGTGCTACTTCAGCACTTAATGTGTTGACCTCTGATACTGTTATGCACAGACCTGAAGTAGGTGCCTACGGACACCTCAAACATTTGAGTCCCACCCATGATTTTGTTCCATACTATAACAATCCATTATTGTTAGTCAGTAGTGATGCCGACTTCGAATCAACTTCACCAGTAGCATATTTATGTGTTAATGGTGGTTACTTCGGAGGTGGAATCAATCTTATTGACGACGGTTGGTCATCCCAAGATGTTGTAATTACATATCCAACTACAACTAACATTTCTTATCGCATAGAAGTAATTAGTTGTGTGGAGTACATGATAAATCCTACGTCCAGTGTGGCTAGATTTGCCAAGGATCCTCCACGAGCTAATCAATCTCAGCTCACTAAAGTAAATACAGCACTCAAGAACATGCCAGTTGCTTCCCCATTAACTGGAGGCAATATGTATCTTGAACGACCGTTGAATCCTAACTATTCCATCACAATAAATGGTTCAACTAATGCAGCTTCTCAACAAGTTCGCAAACCAACCACCAAGAATAATATGCAGGTGCGAAAAGGTGGACATTAGCAACCAGCTATAGTTCTAACTTCAGCAGCTGCGCCAACATTTCTTGGTGCCTTGCTTTACCTCTTGTCAAGACCAAAACCGCTGTTTGCACAGATTTATGGTTTTACTATGTAACACCCATAGCCCCATGGCTCCTAAGTGTCCCTTGTTTTTCAATGGACCACCTCCTGAGAAC